TGAGAATAATATAGAATCGTTTAGATATTTTGGTATCAAGTTGGTTGGAACATCAACAAATCAAGCGTATCCACCAAGAATTAAAGATTTAAGAGTAATTGCTGTTGCATAATGAAAAAAGTAAAAGAAAATTTAAATTTATATCGTGATGAAAATACAAATGCAATTATAAACACAAATCATTTAGAATATCAAAATTATTTAAATTTAAAAAGAAGTAAACAAAATAGCACGAAAAAAATTGAAAATTTAGAAAATGAAATGAGTGAAATTAAAAATAATATTGAAGAAATAAAGTTAATGCTTTCTTCTTTAATGAATAACATGAAATGATAGATATTATAGGAAAAATAAACTGTAAAGAATAATGGCACAACCATCATCAAGACAAGAACTAATAGATTATTGCAAAAGAAAACTGGGACATCCAGTATTGGAAATTAATGTTGCTGATGAGCAGATAGAGGATCTTGTTGATGATGCAGTGCAATTTTTCCAAGAAAGACATTTTGATGGAGTAATTCAAACTTATTTAAAATATAAAGTTACTCAAGAAGATATCGATAGGGGAAGAGCACAAACTGGTGGAGTTGGAATTGCTACAACCTCAGCAACATCTACAACAAGTGAAACGTTTAACTTCTTTGAAAATGCTAATTACCTTCAAATTCCAGATCATATTATAGGAATTAATAAGATTTTTCAGTTTGAAGGATCTAATGACATTTCCCGAAATATGTTTAGTCTAAAATATCAATTATTTTTAAATGATATTTACTATTGGGGTTCTACAGAACTTTTAACTTATGCAATGACTAAAACATATCTTGAAGATATTGACTTTTTACTTACCACACAAAAGCAAATAAGATTTAATAAAAGACAAAATAGACTTTATCTTGATATTGACTGGAGTAGTTTAGTAGTTAATGAATATTTGGTTATTGATTGTTACAGCGCATTAAATCCAAATGATTACTCTAATGTATGGAATGACTCATGGTTAAAGAAATACTTAACCTCTTTGATTAAAAGACAATGGGGACAAAATTTAATTAAATTCCAAGGCGTTAAACTTCCAGGTGGAATTGAGTTTAATGGTAGACAATTATATGATGATGCCCAGAGAGAAATAGATATGATAATGGAGCAGATGTCATCTTATTATGAAATTCCACCATTAGACTTCATAGGATAATTATGCTTAACCCATTTTTTCTTCAGGGATCAAAAGGAGAACAAAATCTAGTTCAGGATTTGATAAATGAACAGATAAGAATGTATGGTGTTGAGATTTACTATATTCCTAGAAGATATATCACTAAAAATACAGTAATTGCTGAAGTAATCCAATCAAAATTTGATAAGGCATACCCAATTGAAGCATATGTCTCTTCTTATGATGGATATGGTGGGCAAGGAACACTTCTGTCTAAATTTGGAATTCAAGATATTGATGACTTAACTCTTGTAGTATCTAAAGAAAGATTTGAAGATTATATTTCACCACTAATAAAACCTATTAGTAATATTGAATTATCAAGTAGACCGAAAGAAGGAGACTTAATTTATTTTCCTTTGGGGGATAGAATATTTGAAATAAAATATGTTGAACATGAATCTCCATTCTATCAATTGCAAAAGAACTATGTGTATGAATTGAGATGTGAACTCTTTAGATATGGAGATGAAGTTGTAGACACGGATATTGAGCAGATAGATGATAATTTTATAGATCAAGCATACACTCAAACATTCAGACTAGTTGGTTCAGGAAGAACTGCAACTGCTGTGGCAAATATTTTTGATGGGGCAGTTTCTTCTATCACTGTAACAAATAGAGGTAGAGATTACACATCTGCACCAAGAGTTGCAATATCTTCTTCTCCATCTCCAGGAGGAACAGCAGTTGGTGTTGCAACTTTAATTACGGGGATGTTTGATTATTGTGCAGATTCCAAAGAAAATTATAAGGTTCAAGGAGTAGAAATTGTAAATTCTGGTTACGGATACACTTCAGTTCCAATGGTTGCATTCATTGGTGGTGGAGGCGTTGGTGCTGCCGCATTAGCAACAATATCAGATGGAGCAGTCGGTGTAATTACAGTAACTGATGGAGGTTCGGGATATGATTCAGCACCAATAGTATCTTTTGTTGGAATTTCATCAACTTCAGCGTCTGCAAATGCAGTCCTGACAAATGGATCAGTCACATCAATAAGAATAACAAATACAGGATCTGGATACACAGTAGCACCGAGTGTAACTATTTCTGATCCATACTTACTTGGATCTGGATCATTCATCTTTAATGAAGCAGTTACAGGATCTGCAAGTAGCGCAACTGCTCTTGTAGAGTCTTGGAATTCAGTTACAAATGATTTGGAATTGAAGAACTTTACAGGGGAATTTGTTGTTGGTGAAATTATCACTGGAAGTGAATCGGGAGCAACTTATAAGGTTCTAACTATAAATATGGTAGATTCTGATGATTCTTATAGTCAAAATATAGACATTGAGACTGAAGCAGACCAAATATTAGACTTTACAGAAAAAAATCCATTTGGAACACCTTAAATAGTTAAATAATCAATAGTATCTGGGAAAATATATGTTTGAGTATTTTTATAACGAAATAATAAGAAAAACAGTAATCGGATTTGGAACTTTATTTAATAGTATAACAATTAAGAGAAAGGATTCTTCCGATAATGTTTTTTCTATTGTTGAAGTCCCAATTGCATATGGACCAACTCAAAAGTTTTTAGCAAGACTTGAGCAATCACCAGACTTAAACAAACCAGTCCAAATTACTCTTCCAAGACTTTCATTTGAAATGGTGGGATTAAACTATGATCCAACCAGAAAAGTTACGCCAATACAAACGATTATATCATCTACAAAAACTGACAAGACAGACCTAAGAGTCACTTATATGCCAGTTCCATATAATATTTCTTTTGAATTGTCCATTATGACAAAGAGTAATGATGATATGCTTCAGATAGTTGAGCAAATTTTACCATACTTTCAACCTTCATATAGTATAAGTATAGACTTAGTAGACGTTATTGGAGAAAAGAGAGACATTCCCATCACTCTTGATAATATAACTATGGATGATTCTTATGAAGGTGATTTCAGCACAAGAAGAGCCTTGATATATACGCTAAGATTTACTGCGAAAACTTACATTTTTGGTCCAACATCTTCCGAATCTTCCAAAGATGTTGTCAAGAAAGTTGCTATTGGGTTTGTTTCTGGAGAAAATACAGGATCTCCTACAAGAGATATTACTTACAGAGTAGAACCACAAGCAACTAAGAAATATATTGATCAGGTATCAACTACACTTTCAGAAGATATTAATCTAGAGACTACAATTATTGATGTTGCAGATTCTTCCGCAATCGCAAAAGGATCTTATATTGCAATAGACACAGAAACATTATATGTAAAATCTAAGACTGGAAACAAACTTACAGTTAGAAGGGGTGAATATGGGACACCAATATCTCTTCACGTATCTGGTTCTGGAGTAAGTATTATAACAGAAGCAGATAATGCTTATGTTCAAATTGGTGATGATTTTGGATTTAGCGACAGCTTCTGATAATTATGAGTAATAAATTTGACAATTTAGATGAGACCTTTAATGTGGAAGAAACAATGAAACCTGTAGTAGAAGTTGAGAGCGTTGATGTAGAGAGTTCAATCGACAAATTCGAAAAAATATCTGATGATATTAAAAAAGATTATGAATATAGTAGAGGAAACTTGTATTCTATTATAGAAAAGGGTCAAGAAGCATTAAACGGGGTGATAGAACTTGCCCAAGAAACTGAGATGCCAAGAGCATATGAAGTTGCTGGACAGTTAATAAAAAGCGTATCTGATGCAACTGAAAAGTTAATTGACTTGCAAAAGAAGTTGAAAGAAATTCAGTCTGATGATAAAAAGAAAGGTCCAACAAACGTTACTAATACTGCATTGTTTATAGGATCCACAGCAGAACTTAGCAAATTGTTAAAGCAGCAAAAAGAAGATGAAAACGTTTAAACAATTTAAAGAAAGTTGGTCTAATAAATATAAAAAGAGTATAGATTGCTCAAATCCAAAAGGATTTTCTCAGAAAGCACATTGTGCAGGGAGAGATAAAAGAGCTAGAGGTGAAGAAACAAAATCCAATCCAGTAAAATGAACGAAGATCTTAGAAAATGGTTCGGAACAGGCGGTGAAGGTGGAGTCGGTGGTGGCGGTTGGGATGAATACAACACCAAAGGTGAAAGAACTGGAAAATGT